AGGGGATCGTTTGCAAAAGAGAAAACGAGCCGCGCATCTGTTGTCGCATTGGACTGAGGCCGGTAGTGGAATACGAGTTTCTTAACTCGATATCTCACAAACACCGAAGCTAGAAGGTCATAGATCGGAGAGGTAAAAGGAGCTGACTCCTTTGTCCCCGCCGTTCTTAGACCAGCTGGATCAGTAAGATTGAGTTGGGCACTGATGTACCTCTGTGTAGAGGTCTGAAGTGCGGGCCCTGTCGGGAAAGTGTTAGTCACTTCCGACATGACCTCATAGATAGCAGCTGTAGACCGTATTCCGATCCCACCTCTGTGGGAGTAGAAGCTGGTCTCCTGCTTCATTGAGTCGCTGACGCCGACTGGCGCTTGGTGAGAACGCGCACCACTCATGAGTGGGTTCCTTGAGCCGGTCCTTCGGGGCCGGGTGTTCTTGTTGCTCTTACGAGCGGTGGAGGTCTTTCGTACTCCAGGCATTGGTTTTGATTAGTAGTTGTTCTTCTACTGTCAAGATTATATGGGATCCAACCCCCTGACTTGGGTCCGACTGTACATCCAAAGTTACCTAGTTGGATATGGCTAGGCCTACCCGTGCAGTCTGTCGGCATTTACATCAAATGTTGATGACTTAGCACGGAAGTATTAAGGAGTGATCAAGTATCTGTTCGCAGTATACCATCATTTCACTTCCACCGTTTTGGGTAGATTAAAACTTTGGACCCCATGGTGAGTTTAACGACATCACCAGGTCCTTCCGTGGTCATTCCATGAGATCCTGCATAGGGATGTTCTCAAACGTCTTTGTGACGGAGTACTCTCTCCTATAAGGAATCTCGACCACCCTGTAAGGCCATTGAAGAATTTCCTTTCCCATTCTATTGTCCGTGTTCGTCCGGACTTGTCTCAAGCTTTTGTTCTCCTTATTAGGGAGCTTAAAGGAGAGAAAGTCTTTCTCGATATCACCAACAACCGAAAGGTTTGGGAATTTCTTCTCTGGGGGTACATATGCCTTGTGTTCTTGTTCAACAGGACCGATACGAGGTACGAGCTTTAACTCGGGTACATGGAATAACTTTGTACCTGTAACCTCGGCCTGGGCTTGAGTTCCCAGAAAGGGCCGAGGGAGTTCTCCCCGAGAGATCTTATCGCGATATTCACTTTCTAAGACGGTAGCTAACCGCCTCTGAAAGGATGTAATCTTGAAAGGAATGTTTGGGTCTTGGGTAAATCCTAGACCACCACGTTCAAACGGAAGAAACAGGTTGAAATCACCATTCTTTGATGCCAATCTAATGGTTGTCAAATTATAGTGAATAAACCTCTTGAAAGCGCGGAACTTGTCGTTCGCACCTTCAAGCATCTGGTTAAAGTTATCCCAGATAGGAGTGGCCCTAAGGCCTTGCTCTCTACCTGTGACTTTACTTTGACCAGTGAGGAGGCCTATATTGAAGAACTCAATCTTCGTAAAGACCACCTCAGGTTCCTTCTGGCTCATCTGGTACAATTCTGAATTGACAGTGAGCA